TTGGTAAATCTCTTTGCAAAAAATCTATAATATTAGATTCTTGCAAGACTTTATAAAAAACATTACGTTTTTCATTAAAAGTTGTTTTACCATAATAAAAATATTCTCTTAAGGCACAATCTATAACTTCTATAGAATGAGCCTCAGGGCATAAAATTTTGGATGGGACATACTTTAATAACATTTTAGAAATAGAATCATGTTCTATTCTAGCTACATGACTATTAAGTTCAGGTTCGAAAACCCAAGTTCTTTTAAGAAATGTAGTTTGAGAAATATCTAAAAAGGGGACTGATTCAGCCTCCTTATCAGCCATAGTATATTTAATACCAAGTTTGGCAAATTCCTCAACTAATATAGTATGATTATAATTAGTAATACTTTCATGTACTCCTAATATATTATCATCACCATATGTCATTAAAGCTACATATTTTTGGAAATCCTTAATATCGTTCCCTACTTTAACCCACACATATCGTAAGATAAGGGAGTTAACAATGCAGTTAACAATAACAGTAAGTGGATGTCCTGAAGGATTAGATCCCCAAAACTCTACTAGATCCCCATTATAATCAGTAAATGGAAAAGCTGTATCATACGCTATTCCTGTAATGATTTTTAATTGATCTTCTGACCAACCAGCTTTACGCAAAACATTTTTAATAACATCATATGCTGCCAAAATTAAATGAGCAGACATATTTTTATCATAAGCTGAATAATCTCCAGCTATCATACGATGTGATCCAAATTTAGTTAAAAATCTATAAATTTGCTCCCATTCCAATGATGTTGCATTAGTACCTGGAGCAGCTTCAAATATAAATTTATTGTTTTGCATTACTCTAATAAAAGGTAAAAGATATTTCCTTACAACTACAGCCCAATCAGCCGGACAGGCCGAAAAAACACGAGTTGCACCAGATGCTATTTTCTTAGCACTGACAGGTTCATCTTTTAATTGTCCTGTAAAAATTGGTGAATATCTCATACCTTGTTGATATAAAGATATAATGTTATCTACTCTTTCGTAGAAAGCATCATCAAAATTTACATAATCTTGCCAGATATCTTTCTGGCCTTCATAAATTAAGAAATTACTCTTCTTAGATCTCCAAGGAAATCCCATAGAAGTATTTCTCTTCATTTTATCTATAAATTTAACGCCAGGTTGCCCATTAACGGCACTATCATTATCTAATATAATGCATTCCTGTAAATCTTTATCCGAAATTTGGGATAAGATATCATGTGAATATCCTTCAACACATTGTTTAAGTAATTCACTATCAAATTTATAGTGTTGCTCTACCATATCTATAGCACTTTTGCGCCATGGTCGCCAGCCTGTCATGACTGGTTTTCCTTTATTGGTAGAATAACCTAAAGCACGAATCTGTGGAGATATATAAGTATCTGACACTTTAGATTTATGTTTAGGTCTAAATCCAGGAAGAGAACCATATACATTAGCATTTCCTTGTTCTAAATATCTAAATACACTTTTATGATGTATAGATTGTAGTTCAAGTTCTGCTCCTGCAGCGTCTTCCAATTTTGGTTTATTTGGTAAAATTACATGTTCTTTTAAAGATTGAACTGCTTCATTTACCAATTGTTTTGTTAAGCTAATACAGGTTCCCATATTTTGACTACCACCTGTTTGATGGAGTCCCAATATCATTGGGCCAAAAGGAGTGTTTCCCATAATAACGGATCCACAATCACCTTTTACTGTATCTGTTTCTACAAAATATTTCCAAGATGGAATATATTTGTTCATCCCAGCAACAAACATATCAGGAACTTTTGTAATAGCTCTTAATTTATTTGTTTTTACAATACCAGTATTATCTTTGTGTAATAATACCCCATTGCATTGAGATGAATGTTTATTACTACTTACTAACTCTAAAAGAGCTTTACGTGGAGTAGTACATTTAATGAAAAAGAAAACTAAATCTAAATCCTCTCGAACATGAGCTGATTTAAGATTAAATGAAAAATCAAAATTACTTGAAATTCCTTGAGCAACTTTCTCATTGATAACTCGCATTGTGCATTTTTCATACACATTATGGAGATTAGTAACATATAGTTGTCCCATAACACACAAAGCTTTACCTCTTTTGAAAGAAGGTAATGCAGTGTTTGATTGAACACATTCTATATGTATAACATTCTTTCCTACTCTATTTACTACATGATCAAATTCATGAGCTTTCCAGGAAGCAGTTAAGCGACCTGTATCAAATTCAGTAGGTATAAATTCATCCCTAAACCAGGGATTTGGTTTTTCATCATTGGCGTCTATTCTAGCACCAATGCTTTCAGATAAACCTTGAACATTACGTTTAGGTTTATTCATAACTTTATATAATGCAATTCCAGCAGGAATTCCAATAGTGATTAAGGCTACAGCCATTTTATTAGCTGAAATAAAATCACGGCTTTTATCACCGTATTTTCCTAAAATCATTTTAATTTTGATTTTTTCATACTCTAATCTTTCTTTTGTAGAAAGAGTAGAAGTGAAACTCTCATCCTTAATATCTTGGAGTACATCCTTAGGAGGACATAAATAATTTTTAAGACTAAAATATCTATTTTGTATTTGTTTTAAAAAGAAATTTAAATATAATTTATAAGTCCATTGGAATAAATAAGTATTATATAATTGTAATAATGGAAAGAATAGCATACCTAAAAAGAAAGATATGATTAAGGTCTCTCCTGCCTGTATTTGACTAGATGTTGTATTACACGAGCAATATATTTTTGCTAGATTACATGAGTTACATAAGGGTACACAAGTACATTTAGATGTTACTCTATAACATGTTGTACAAACATCACGTTTTGAACTCTTTGAAGCTTCAATACTTTTAAATTGTTGCGTTCTATGAGCAATAGCTATGCTAGAAACATGAGCTAAGAAATCATTAACATCAGTAAATGTATTAATTTTTTCTAATTGTGCTATTTGTTTTTTGTTAGCTAATACAGGTTTTACCTTAAAAATTTGGAATTCCCAACAATTAAGGTATTCCTCCGACCCTAAAGGAGGTAATTTATGAGGGTCTAACATTCTAAGATCATCTCCAAGAGATGGATCTTGTGAATATTCAGGTTTTGGGACTACTTTAATATGAATACTAAATCTTCGCAAAATTGCTAAAGTGTTTTCATAATAAACCCAGGCATTTAAATCCTGGACATTTGTAGTTCCAACCACAATCTCTGGCTTTAAAGGTGTTTTACCTTTATCGGCTAAATCAGCTTGTGGTGGTGTATATGGTACATTATTAATTATCTGTAATATTTCAGATATAGTAGTATCATCAGCTAAATTTTTATTTCTAGCAGCGATATCATCTAATTGAATATACCATTTACTGGTTGTGAACCCTGACCAATATTCATCACTGAAACAGCGAGTATATTTATAGTCATCATCTACGGGTAAATCTAATACAGAACCTAAATGGTTAAATATGTAATTAGAAATACCTGATTTACCTACACTGGATCCTCCATAAAGAAGAATACCAAGAGGTGCTCTTCTTGTTTTTTGAGAAGCGCGTTTAGTAAGTTCACTAGCTTTTATTATTCTAATATCTGCTAAAAGCTTTTTAATCATCAATTTTTCTTTGGCATCATCAAAATCAGAAGCATACCTAACTATGGTATCTCCTTCTTGGATGCATCGATCTATTCGATCAAGAAATTCATGATAATTAACCCCAGCAGCTTGGGGATTATGTAATTTTTGATTATCCTCTTTAATAGAGTATACTAAATCACACCAGGCATTGTAAGAACGACCACTACGAATAATGGGGTTCCAACTACCTGTTAAATATACATCATACAATCGTTCAAAAACATATGAAAATGTTTCTAAACAATAACAGACAAAATCTGTAGTAGATGTGCAGGTTTTCTTTATAGCTTCTTCTGAAGCTTTAGAAAAATTTAAAGATGAAAAAGTTATATTAATTCCCATCTTTTCAAATAATGAAAAAGATAAGAAATAATGCAATAACTTAGTTAATTTAACAATAATAGGGTGTTCCTTAAATTGTTTAAAATTACCTAATAATTTAGATAATTGGCTAAATGGATTTCCATTAATTAAGCCTTGTATCTCACCATTTGTTATAGATGGTGTTTCATCTTCTTCTTCTACACGGGGTAAGGGTTGTTCTTTCCTTATCCTTTGATATGTGAGAAGGGGGTCAACACATTTAATATGCGTATCATTATTTGCATCCTCCTGAGTTCGATAATCTCGAAACTTTGTGAAAGCTTCCATAGCTTCCTCTTGAGAATCAAATATATCTAGATTATCAAAATATCTAGTATAATCTTGTGAAGGATCTATTTCACTAAATAAATCCTGTAACATTGATGAAGCTCTTATTAAAATAGATGTAAAAGATGACCCAGATACACCATGTGTATAGCATATCAGTGCTCGAATAAAATCGCCAGCACTTTGAGCCTTCTTAATATTTTGTGTAAATATATATGTAGCTTCAAAACCTCTTAAAAAATCAGATTGATCGTTAGCAAAGAACATTCGCTCACGAGAATCTGCAGAAAATAATCTTCCTAAATCTAAGAAAAAATTTTCTGAAGGAGGGGTTGTTGGTGCGCCCACCAATTTATTCCACTTATCTGTGAAACCTTGAATAGGCATATGTGTAATAGTTTGTGGATACCCGGAAAAAATATTCTCCAAAGTATCTGAAAATTGTGAAAATGATATTTTCATACTATTACTAGAACCACACCATTTTGATAATGGGGTTCTTGAACGAGGTAGTAAAATACCTCTATAAAATATGGCTATATTATAGAAAACAATATTATTGTGTTCATCAACCATAATGGTATTCTCATCATTGTAGTAACAGCCTAAATATGTATATAATTCACTACTATATGTAGCTTTAATTTTAATATTTAGTTTTTTTATACGGACTGAGATAATCCGCGCTGCCGGTAATTTATGGTTCATTACCCAACCAATTTGTTGTTCAGATGCGTTCACTATTGTATTATTATTATTGAAATTCATTGTCAATATATCGTATTCTTTGTATTCGTATCTGGTTTTTAAATCTGGTGTTATTTCTCCCGCAGTAGGATATCCCATTTATGTTAGGTAGGAAACCTTATCACCTGATTTTCACATGTGAGTGCTCATAATTAATATATAAGATTATCATAAAGTAGAAAGAAGATCTATAAACAAATCGGGTTATGCCCGTGTTCTACATCAACTTGCAATACGGCAAGTTGTGATCCACTAAGTTCAATTCACGTGAGAAGAGTCCGTTTTACATAGCTAAAAAGCTCAAACTTCTGAGAGGTGATTGTCGTCGTGATTCTAAATTAATCAAATAATACATAGTAACTACAAGATGTAGAGACAAAATATGTAATATATAAGATTTTAATAAAAATCCAGAAAAAGTTTTATTTTTTGTGTCTTTATTTTAATTTTTATTTGATTTTTGATCGTACCAATAGATATAGTTTATCACTTAAAATTTAAATGAAATGGTTGTTAAATTAAAAATATTTATTTGTGCGGAGTATAGAATACTCCTTATCGGGATCTACAATGCAACTATTTTTATAAATGGTTGTTGAGTTACATTAAAAAGCCCACATTCTTGCTTAAATACTATAGGTGCAAAATGCCTGTTTAATACGGAAAAAACCTATTTTAATTTTTACATAAAGGGGGGCGGAGATTTTACGAGAAAATCTCCAAAATGAGAGTTATTAGATACTCACAAACGTTAGAAATAAAATTGTAATAATCCTTATTGATAACAAGGGAAGACTAATTAGGGTACTAGGACAGATACTGTGCATGTACGCATGTTAGCTTCGCAAACTAAAAATCTATCATAATACTGCTAGGAATTCACTTGAGAGTGAAAT